TTCAACAATTCTTGATTTTGTCAAGGTCGAAGATATGACAGGCGCAGGTTACAACGCCGTCTCTTTAGTTGATGATTGGAGCGAAGCCAAAGCAACAAACGAAGGTGCTTCCATTGATGAAAGCAACCCAACCTTTGCAATCGTTACAATTCAACCTGAAAAAGGCTTTAAGACCTATTCCACAATTTCAAATGAAGTGTTAAAAACCACTCCATTAAACTACTATGGCAAGGTCGAAGAAAGCGCAAATATTGCCCTTAGAAGAAAGGTCGCTAACTTAATCGTTGAAAAAGCCGTCGGGGCTCAAGACGACGAAGGAAACGACGTTAACGCAAGCCTTAACATTACCGCAATTAACGACCACTTCTTACGTGACGTTTGTTTCTCTTATGGTGGCGACGAAGGTATCTTTGGAACTGCCTCTTTAATTCTCAACAAAAAGACTTTATCCAAGTTAGGCGAATTAATGAGTTCATACACCAAAGATTATGTCTTTGAAATTGAACCAAACACAGCCAATCCAAATATCGGTGTTATCAAGAAGGGCGGTTTATCCGTTAGATATGTTCTTTCTAACCAACTTCCAGGCTTTGAAGACGCCGAAGCAGATGACACCTTCGCATTATATGGCGATCTCAAATCCATTGAAGTCGATTTATTCGGTGCTTATGACATTAGAGTATCCGAAGACTACGCCTTCAAAAACGATTTACTCGCCATTCGTGGAACCGCACAAATTGGTGTTGGTGTAGTTCGTAAGCACGGCTTAATCGAACTTAAAAAGAAAGTCGTTGCACAAGCAAACAACGGCTAAGTCGTTGTAATAACGGACTATCTCGGGTGCTCCTTCTCGGGATAGTCCCGTTCTAAAAAATGGAGGTGGAAATATGGCAAACGAAATTATTAAAACAATGACTAATCTAGCCGATAGCGGACAAGATGATTTCGTGACGGATTGGGTAGAAATGGCGAAAGTATCTCTTTACGAACAAGGAATATCCCACACTTTTCTAAACTCAAACGACGGACAATATATCATTGCAAAAGCAGTTACCGATTTAATCGAAGACGGCAATTTCTCCACAACCACTTTATCACTTATTGGAACATTAAGAGTTAACCACCCACACTCGGAGGACGAGGAAAATGTATAAGCCCGCGGATATACGCGAGTTTGTCACTCCAGCCGTTCAAAAAAGAACCAAGACACAAACGATTAATGGGAGAACCCAAAAAGTCGTTGTTGAGGTGGCTAATTTAAGGGGCAAGTTTAAGCAAAAAAACTCTCACGAACTTATGGCGAACGGATTAACGCTTGTTAAAGACGACGTCCAATATATCACTTGGTGGAAAGAGGACTTTAAGGCAGGCGATATACTCTCAATCGGCGGGATTGACTATTTAGTTAAAGGTCAACCCGAAAACGTCGAAATGAGGTCAAGATATGCGGTTTTAAGCCTCGAAAGGCTAGAAGGTGGGGCATAATGGCGAAAAATAAGTTTAGTTTAAACTTTGAAGGTTTCCTTGATTACGCGAGGGAACTTGACGAGTTAGGCGAAAACCTATTAAAAGAAGCGACTATTGAAGCCCTAGAAAGAAGCCGAGAAGAAATCAATATATGTATTGGTAGGGCAATGAAAGAAAGCCCGTATTCGTTCCAAAAGGGAGTTAAAAGATCATTTGGAGACGCGAGAAAAAGTTTAATCGAAGTCTCACAAATGGAAACCGAAGTAGTAGGAAATGTTGTGACGGCTTATGCAGGCGTGGACTTGAAAAAAGCCCCCGAAGTGTCATTGTTAGCAAACGGGACGCCACATTTAAGAGCCGATACCAACTTAAAAAACGCTATTAAGGTTAAAGGAAAGTATCGAAAGATTATCAATAATATTCAATTTAGAATATTTACGGATAAGATTAAACAAAATGGAGGAGGCGCAAATGGTTAATATTGATGAAGATTTAATGGCGTTAAATATTCCCGTTTGGGAACAAGGAAGCGCACCCGAAAATCTCCCCGACGAATATTTCACATTTAGTGAAGATTATTCGAGCGACCATTTATCCGCCGATAACTCCACAAAAGAAGTCCTTTACGAGTTTACGCTTAGATACTATACGAAAAACGCCGAGATAATTTATTCACGTATGATTGACGCCTTAGAACTATTAAAGTCAAAAGGCTATATTACAACGGGAACGGGTTATCGTGGCGAAGCATATCGGGACACTTGGTTTTGTCGCCAAGCCGATATTAAAAAAATTGAATATGTCTAAAATCAAAAAGGAGGAAAAGATTTATGGCAAGACAATATAGAGGTTGCTCGCACTTATATTATGCGATTGTAACCGAAGCAAGCGACGGAACTTTAAGTTTTGGAGAACCAAAACAACTCGCTCCCGTTAAAGCAGTATCAAGAGATATTGCAAGCGATAACGAAAAAGTTTACGCCGACAACGTACTTCAACAAACAACTTATGGTGCAACAACTATCACTAGAACTTTTGATTGCACCCGTATTCCTGCTGACGTGGTAGCCGAATTATTAGGTCAAACTTCTATTTCAATCGGAACTCAAAAAGCCTACGGAAATAAACCTGACGGCAGTTCAAGACCATTAGTTGCAGTAGGCTACGCCTTACACGACGGAGACGCTACTAAACCCGTTGAGGTTGTTTGGAGTTTCTTAAATAAATGTAATTCTATTTCAAAGACTGCAAACACCATTGACGACGGCACAGGCTCCGAAGGTCAATCCGTAGAGTTTACAAGTCAAGCACCTAAAAAGGCTTGGACTAAAACAAGCAATCGTGAACTCGATTTCGCTTTAACGATTGACGGAGAAAACGCCGATAAGGTCGAAACCTTCTTCGAGCAAGTCGTTACATACGATAACGCCGACGAAGTGTTAGCGTAAATTACTTTAAAGATTTTGAACTAAAAGGAGCAAGTTATGGAAATCAAAATTAACATTTACAAAGATTGCAGTAGCGAAGCACCTTCTAAAACTTATGTTATTAGAAGATTACTCTTCAAGACTGCAAAGGAACTCGGTTCGCTTCAAGATGAAGCAAAGACCACCGAAGATCAAGAAGCAATTACATTAAAAATGCTTCAATGTGTTATTCCTGAGTTTACTAAAGAAGACCTTGAAGGGGTAGATCCAATTGAACTTGGAGCATTCTTTAGAGAATTAGGACAAGAAACTTCACGAGTGGTCGCCGACGCTCAAAAAAACTAATTAAAGGCGGTGTCCCAAACGAGGCACCGCCTGTTAAATCAATTAAAAGCGTTAGAGAGGGATTTTACGACATAATAGACGCATTATGCGGTCGCTTTATGGGATTATCTCCTTTCGAAGTTATGAATAGCGATCTAAAAGACGTTTACGATTTATATGTTGACGTTATTATTCACGATTACAAATCTAAAAATAAAACAAGTGAACCTATAAATTGGGTTACGTCAAAAACTGCAACTTGGCACTAGGAGGGAAAAAATATGGCGGAAGAAAACACAATAACGACGGTCTTTAGAGCCGATATTTCGCAATTTTCCTCCTCGGCTCAACAATTAAATCAATATGTTAAAACAATTAACAATGAGTTTAGCCTTGCAACTGCTGGAATGGGTAAATGGTCGGACAATACCGACGGCTTACAAGCCAAATTAAAGCAGTTAAACGGCACATTAGAGGCTCAAAAAACAAAATTAAAGGCAACCGAAAAAGCCTACGAAGAACTCAAAAAAGAGGGTAAAGAAAACACTTACGAAGGTAAAAAACTTTATAACACTTTACTCGAACAACAATCAGCAGTTAAAAAAACCGAAAAAGAAATTGGGCATTATACTAAATCGCTTGATGAATTGCAAAAAGCAGGTGTAAAGACTACCCAAGAATTAAAAGACCTAACGAAAGCCCAAGAAGAGCAAGGCAAATCCGCAGGCTCGGTTGGTTCTACTATTGCAAAAGGTCTCGGCAAAGGTTTACTCGGTATTGCAGGCGCAACCGCAGGAGCCGTTACGGGATTTTTAGCACTTGGAGAAAGCACAAGAGAAGTTAGAAAAGAACTCGGACAAATTGAAACGGCTTTTAATCAAGCGGGCTTTAGTGTTGAAACTGCAAAAGAGACTTACGCAAACTTTAACTCGGTTTTAGGCGATACCGCCAAGACCACTGAAACAATGCAAAATCTCGCAATGTTTAGTGAAACCGAGCAAGATTTGATTGATTATACGAACATTTTAACTGGTGTATATGCTAAATTAGGCAATAGTCTTCCAACCGAAGGACTAGCCGAAGCAATTAACCACACGATCCAACTTGGAGAAGTTCAAGGCACTTTGGCGGACGCTTTAGAATGGGCGGGCGTTTCGACCGAAGATTTTAACGCACAATTAGAACAATGCTCCACCGAACAAGAAAGAAATGCTTTAATCAATGAAACCTTAACCAAATTATACGGGGACGCTTCTAAACAATATCAAGAGACAAATAAAGACGTTATAGAGGCGGAAAAGGCTCAAACCCGTTTAACAACTGCAATCGCTGAACTTGGCGCAGTTGCCGAGCCAATTATGACAATGCTTAAAAATGCGCTCGCCAATTTTATCGAGTTAATTCAACCTTTCGTAAAAACAATGGGCGAGGGCTTAAAAGGTGTGTTAGAAGGAACTAGCGAGGGGGCGCAAAAGTTCGCCGAGGGATTAACGGGAATTGTAAACGTTGTATTAGAAAAAGCAACCCAAATGCTCCCACGTATTGTTGAAATGTTCGCACAACTTATTCCAACTTTAATTGAGGGGATTTTAAACGCTTTACCGAACTTGATAACTACTCTTTCACAAGTGATTAGTCAAGTTATTCTTGCACTTGGCGAAATGATACCTCAAATCGTATCGGCAGTTGTTAACGCAATACCTTTAGTTATACAAGCAATTTTAGAGGCAGTTCCATTAATGCTTGACGCTTGTTTACAATTTTTCCACGCAATTATTGACGCATTGCCACCAATTATCGAACAAGTTGTTGCAATGCTTCCTTCTTTAATAACAATGATTATCGACACTTTAATTTCATTAACACCACAATTAACCGACGGCGTGATCGAGTTATTTATGGCGTTAGTAAACGCAATCCCAATTATTATTAATAAATTAATGCCTAAAATCCCAAAAATTGTTAATGCAATTATTGACGGGCTTTTAAAGTTGCTTCCAAAATTACTTGACGCTTGCGTTAAACTTTTAATGGCTATCGTTCAAGCAATTCCAACCATTATCACAAGTTTAGTACAAGAAGTACCAAAAATTGTTAATACAATTATTACTTCTTTAACTTCTCGCCTCCCTGATTTAATACAAGGCGCAATCCAATTATTGACGGGTATTATTGACGCAATCCCAATGATCATTAAAGAGTTAATCCCTCAAATCCCAACAATCATTAAGGCTATCGTTCAAGGATTGCTTGACGGCATACCCGATATTTTGAACGTTGGAAAAGACTTGATTAAAGGACTTTGGGAAGGTATAAAATCAATGGGTTCTTGGATTGGCGATAAAATAAAGGGTTTTGGAAAAACAATTGTTAGCGGATTTAAAAAGATTTTCAAAATCAACTCGCCGTCAAAAGTCTTTGAAGACCAAATCGGAAAAAATCTTGCTCTTGGTATTGGCGAGGGTTTCAATGATGAAATGAACGCCGTATCGAAAAATATGATAAAAACAATGGATAAGATCACACCCGAATTGAACGTTAGTGGTGTATCTTTGAACAATAACTCTACTTTATCCCAATTAGCGGACTTAATAGGTTCTAAATTAGGCGGAAATGTTGTAAATAACTATACGATTGAAAACTCGTTTAAGGGTATGGAGACAACTAAATACGCGTTGCATAAATCTAATTTGGAATTAAAGAAAATTGTCGGAGGATTAGCATAATGGAATTAATATTAACTAATAAAAACGGGCAAACGCTCGACCTCCTAAACAATGATAGATATTTTATTCTTTCGGCTTGCGAGGGATTACACGGGCTTGACACCGACATTGCAACCGCCGAAAGTCCATACCTTGACGGAACTATTATTGAGAATGTTAAAGCACTTCCACGCGGAATATCAATGACTTTTAAATTAGTACCAAATATCAAAGAGGCGATTGATTTCTTTACTTCCATAGTCAAGACAAAGCAATATGTTACTTTAACCGAAACCGAAAACGGAAAATCAATCACGATCAAGGGCGTTGCAACTATTCCACCATATACCCGTATGTCTTCAATGTGTGCAATCCAATTAGATATTTATTGCGGTCAACCATATTGGGAAGACGTGCAAAGTATCATCACTGATATTGCGCTAGTCATTCCAAAACTTTATTTCCCTTACGATAAAGGACAATATTTTACTCGCGTAGACGGATTTAATGGAGGTCGCGTTTTTTCCGTTGTTGATACCTCACTAGAAAAAACTTTTACAAATAAGGGCGACGTTGCGGTTGGAATGAATATTAGAATAATCGCTCTTGGCGAAGTTTCTAACCCGACCATTTATTGCTCTAGTGGAGAACAAAACGGAAATTATATGAGGCTTAATCTTACTTTACAAAGCAATGATGAAGTCGAGATTAACACAACCAAAGGTAATAAATACATAAAAATAAACGGCTCCGAGATTTACAACGGGCAACCTGTATTGTCTTACTTAACATTTAAGGGCACCGATTGGCTCCAATTAGAAACGGGAGAAAACACGTTTAATGTTGTAGCCGAGCCAAGCGACGAGGTTTATTTCTCAATCTCCTATAAAGAGAGGTGGGAATAATGATACCTTATATCGAGGTTTTAGATTGGAACTCAAACAAAACCGAGTTAGAACCTTCTTTTTTGATCGAGCCTTCGCAATTTTGGGGGGAGTTATCTTACTATGACGCGGGGCAATTTGAAATCTACGCACCCGCCACACCGAATAATCTCCAATTAAAAAAAGGTCAATTTATTAAAATACCGAATAAACCTTATTTGTGGTATATCGTATCCGTTCAATATGAGTTTAACCAAGACGGAGCCCGAATGATTGACGCTAAGGGTTACGAGGCGAAGTGGATTGTTTCAAAACGTATTATCCGTGATCCATTACAATTACCTAGCGATTTAAAGGACGCTATGACGCTTCTATTTGATTTAAACCTAGGTTCGAGGGTAAATATACCCGAAAGAGAAATAAAGGGCTTAAATTACGATTTTGTGGCTTGTGAGGGCAAAAGCACCGAAGCACAAGCAACAAGAGGCAATTTATACGATTACGCCTCTAATCTCCTAAAATTGCATAAAATAGGGGTGTTTTCTCAACTTATAAACGGCAAGATTGTTTATAAAGCAATAAATGGCACTCAAAAGGACATTATTTTCGCTCAAAGTATGGATAATTTAATTTCCGCAACTTACTATACAAGCGACGAAAATAAGAAAACAAATTGTCAAATTGTTTCTAGTTTCTCGGAGACCACGGGAACGGGGCAAGCACGAACCACAATCACAAACGAGTTTGTCGCCTATGAGCCAAACGAGAACCAAGGCGCAAGCGGTATTGATCGCGCCGAAATAACAATCACGCCTAACTTATCAACTAAAGTTAAACAAGCCGACGGAACCGAAGTCGAGATTGACCCAAGTTCACAAACATTTATTAATATGCAAAAAGCCGAGGGCAAAAGCGCACTTGCGGAGAAAATATCCGTCGTTAACTTTGACGCTCAAATTGACTTAAAGTATTCACAATATGAGTTTGCAGTAGATTTCTTTATTGGTGATCTTGTAAATGTTAGAGACGAGTATTTCGGTTATCAAGCGAGCGCAAGAATACTTAAATATACTTTTAAACAAGACGCTTCGGGTTATGGAGAAGAGGCTGAATACGGAACCGAATAATTGGTTATAATATTTAATGTCATACGAAGTAAACTCCTTTGTATAGAGCCCGTTTGATGTTGCGGGCTCTTTTTGTTGCGTATTGACACTTTTTATTTATCCATAAATTAACAAAAAGAATAAAAAAATTATTGACAATATTTGGAAACGGGTGTAGATTATAATTGTCCAAAGGGACAAAGGAGAAAAACAAAATGACAAACAAAGAATTATTCAACCAATTAAACAAGGAACAACAAATGGAAATTATTAAAACATTAATGGCTTTCGACGAAGTCCACGTCGAGTACTACAACGGCAAATATCACATTACAACCAATTATGTATTATTAGCAAAATACCCAAGTGATTATAAAATGTTAAATGAGTTCACTAAAAAAGAGTTCTATGAAAAAATTAACTTTAATTATTTCGATAAGTGGTATGACTTTGTAGAAGCAAAGAAACGCAATGGAGAAAAAAACTCAAGTTATAGAGATGAAAAGGGCGAAGTTCACGGCAAATGGCAAGATGAGTTTGAAAAATCTTGTGAGCCAATTTACCAACAAGCATTAAATAACTATTTGGAGGTTAGGGCTTAACCAAAAGCCCCCTTCTTAAAACCGCCGAGGCACGTTCCAAGCCGTGATAAAGGTTGAGGAAGAAGGAGCAATTATGATCGAAAGAAACAATTTTAAAAGGGTAAACCCACACCCCGAAGGTAAGAACGTCAAAGACTGCGTTAAAAGGGCGTGCGTTCTTGCAAGTGGGATTAACTATCACGACATAGCAATTATGCTTAATCGTTTTAGAAAAGAAACAGGAGCGAGAAAGTTTAACACCGACGATAATTGGCGCGAGTTCATTATTAAAGTATTACACGGGTGCGACCTTGGAAATATGCAATATGTAAATCACGGACACCGATACAAGGTTTATGAGTTCGCCAAACAATACAAAGGTAAAGCGATCGTTCAATGTGCGGGTCATTTAGTCGCAATTGACAACGGATATTATCTCGATAGTTGGGATAGTGGGGAGAAATCAATTTATAAAGCCTATAATATATTCCCTTTTTACGAAGCGATAGTCGAACATATTAGAAAGAATTATCCGAAGTTATGTAAAGGCTTAACCCTTGAAAGGTATAAAATATTATTATGAACATAAGACCAATGATCAAACCTCATATTTATAAACCCGAAAAACCAAACATTCAAGGAACACACCTCGAAATAATCCAACAACCCGATTTATGGGAGCAAGTTAAAAAGGATATTCATAAAGCACTTGAACCTTATTCAACAAAAGAAGTGTCAATTACATTTTCTCCAATGGAAACATATCACGATCCAAAAGAACCCGATTGTTTGTGTTTAAAAGTTAAGGTGTATGTAAAACCAAAAATAATAAAGAGCCCCGCGCGATAGGAGAGAAAGAACGGGGCTCAATCCATATGACAAGAGGCGACCACCCACCGCCTCTTTTTTATTTATATGCGTGCGAAACAAAATGATGATTAAAAGTTGCGGTTTGGCACACTCTAAAATTATGAAAAAGAAACCCGTTTTAAAAACCTTGCTTCTCGTCGCACTAGCCTTGTGTATATCAACTCCCGCGCTTGCAAATACAAATTGCAACGTAAGACGCGGGGATAGTATGTGGAAAATTGCAAAGCGTTATCATTTATCATTTAACAACCTTCGGGCTCTTAACGAGGCTTTACATAAAAACGTTGACTTGATACACCCAAGCGATAGCGTTTTACTGCCTCACGAAGAAAGCGAAGGACACGCAACAAACCAACCCTCTAATGAAGATCAAATAAATGAAGGAGACGAAAGAACAAACGAAACCCAAATAGTCCAGGAAGTGCGCCAAGTGTTAAACCTAGTTAACCAAGAACGCGCAAAACTTGGATTAAATAAATTGACTTTATCTAACGAATTAACTCACGTTGCAACAATGAAAGCAAGCGATATGCGAGATAAAAATTACTTCTCTCATAACTCGCCTACTTATGGCTCCCCGTTTGAAATGCTCCAAAAGTTCGGGATTAAATACACATATGCAGGCGAAAATATAGCAGGCGGACAAAAGACACCTGAGGAAGTTATGAAAGATTGGATGAACTCTTCGGGACACAAAGCAAATATCTTAAATAAGAATTATACCGAATTGGGCGTTGGTTATGTTAAAGGCGGTCAATACGGGACATATTGGGTTCAATTATTTAGAAGACCATAAGCCACTTTTAAAGTGGTTTTTTTATTTTGCAATTAAATTATGTAAAATATTGTAATATAATGTTTTAGAGGATTTAAAATGGACGACGTACAATTTATGGGATTATTAATTGGAGCAATAGCAAGTTTGCTCGGCATTGCTTCAATAATTGTTGCAATCCTAGTTAAGCCCGTTATTAACCTAAATAAATCAATTACAAAATTAAACGATAGCATAGACAAATTAAACGGCGATAACGAAAAGTTAGAAAAAAGAGTATCAAAACACGGCGAAGAAATCGACGCTATCCAAGATAAAGTATTAATTCACGATCACGAAATAAAGTTTTTAAAGGAGAACTTAAAATGAATTGGGAAAACATTTTAACCGAGGTTATTTTATCAGTTTTAGGGATTGTACTAAGTGGACTTGGTGCACTCGCTACTTATTGGATTTCAAAACTTATTAAAGATGATAAGTTAAAGCACATTATGAACTCATTAAACGAGGTCGTTAAAAAAGCAGTTCTCGAAGTATATCAAACATATGTCGAAGAATTAAAAGACAAAGATATGTTTAGTGCTGACGCTCAAAAAATAGCCCTCTCAAAGGCTTTAAAAATTATTGATACTAATTTACCTAATGACGTAAAAGAATGGCTTAAATCGAACGTGAGCGACATTCAAGAGTATTTAAAAGGACTTATTGAGGCTCAAATTGGTTTGCTTAAAAAATAGGAGGATAGTTTATGGAAAAAGGATTATTCTTTAATGCTTTCCCAAACCCCGATTATGAAACGGGATATGACCGCAATTATTCGGCTGATGATATTTCTAATTGGCTCCAAGCCGTTATTACTAATGGTGTTATTAAAACCGATAGCGTAGCAGGTACGGGCGAGGCGCAAGGCTTAAAAGTTTTAGCCGATAGCGGTTTAAATATTAAAGTTAATAGTGGAATGGCGGTTATTAAAGGAAAACCTTATATTAATAACTCTATTTTACCTATAACACTTGCTACGGCTCCAACAACGGGCACTAGATACGATTGTGTTATTTTAAGAATGGATAACACCCAAGTTATAGGCGCAAGAAAAACTTATTGCTTAATTGAAAGTTTAGATCACGTACCAACCGAGGCGGATTTAACTAGAAACGATAATGTTTATGATTTATTACTCGCTTATGTCGTGGTTAATGCAAACGCAACCTCTATTCAACAAACAAATATTAATGATACTAGAGGCGACGAAACTCTTTGCCCTTGGTGTACTGCCGTTAAAGGCTATGAAGATTATTACGACGCAATTGTCCAACGTTTCGAGAGCGATATAACCCTCGCAAGTGCTGGAAGCGTTGTTGTGACCGATTTAGCCGTTAGTTTATACAATGATAAATATTCTTTAGTTAGTGTTTATTGCAACGGATTAAGAGAAGATGAAGCCGATTACACTATTGACGTTTCTAATCAATATGTAACAATCCGATTTACTGCTAATAAATCCGCAAACGCTCAAATATCCGTTATCTTAGAAAACTTTATCGACGGCGAAGGTTTAGAAAGTGTTTTAGAACAATATAATCAATTAGTCGAGGAAGTCGCAAACCTTAATAAAGTTAATGAGTTCAATTATTATTGTAATGGTGTAAACGATAACGTTGAAATCTCCAATCTTGTTAAAAACTTTATAGAGAACAATAGCAATGCCTATAAAACACTTAAATTAAATATTATTGGAACGCTTGGAATAAGCGCGCCTGCTAGTGGCGACGGCTCCAACGCTTCTCCATTTTGCATTTTTAACTTTGGATCAACTCAAAATTACAATCGCTTTGAATTAGATTTCTCACATTGTGACGAAGTTTATTATCAATTAACTAGCGGAAAACAACATATCTTCTTTAAGGGTTCATACGGACATTTTATCGGTTTAACCCTTAATGTTATAAACGATACTTACGGCACAAGCGTAAAAGTGTTTAGCGACGACGGAAAATGGCTTGTTGAAGGTTGCCGTTTCGTTATTAGTTCATATCGAGACGCGATACTCGGTTATTGTGGAACTTTTATTAATTGTCGTGCGAGAGTTCATAATGTTGTTGGTTCTTCTTGGGTCTTCTTCCCAAGAGTGAATAAACTTCTTTCCATTATTGGCGGAGAATATACCGCATACACCGAAGACAATACTAACGATAGCAAGAGCGCGTTAATTGGAGAAACTACAAACGGAAATGTTGTGCTTTCAAATGTTAACCTTCCAACAATCGCAAGAAGCGGAGAATACCAAACCCACGCGATTTATAAGACCAACGGCACATTATCCGCATTCGGTCTTATCACTACTTTAACGATTACTGCCCCTAACTCGACAATTACGGGAACATTAAACGTTAATCTTGCCGAACAAGTTTGGTAAAATACACGCGCAATATACAAATGAAAAAAAGCCCGTGAAAAATCACGGGTTTTTCTTTATGTTGCTATATCACAATTTTATCACATATAGGCTTATGGCTATTGATATTAAAGCATTTATTTAATTTTAAGATCATATCAAATCACCTCAAAACACCCTCGAAATATACGTACAATATACAAACAATATACAAATTAATAATTAAAATTATCTATAAATGTTACTAAATCCTCTATGTCTTTATGCGTGTAATGTTCGGTTGTGGAGGCGTCCGCGTGACCGACAATTCTTTTCAATGAAAGATTATTTAATCCTAGTCTTTCGGCTTGGGATATAAAAGTATGGCGTGTATCGTGGGCGGTGTGCTTCATATCCAAATTATTAAATAACTCAACAAGTTTTTTTCTTAATGTTTCATACAAAATAGGCGTTTTGGCGCGAGAATAAAATAAAGTCGTTTCTTTACTTATATGCTTCTCAATAAGTGGCTTAATACGGCTATGAATAGGGATAATCCTATCCGTTCCCGCGTCGGTCTTAAATCCACCGATCATATATCTTTTATCAAGGTAAATATTTTTGTTTTCTAAAATAAGCAGTTCTCCAACCCGTAAACCTGTATAAAGGAGAATGAGTAAGATTTCAGCATATTTATTGTCATTTAATTTCCAAAGTTGCTCGATTTCATCTTTTATAAACGGCTTTGGAGGTTGCTTCTTCTCGATTTTAGGAAGGTCAATTGTTTTTGAATAATCACGATCAATTATTTCGTGTTTTATCGCGTATTTATAAAGAAGACCTAAAACCAATTTAACAGGCTTACAAGCACTAGGACTATTTATATTATCTATCAAGTCTTGTAAATGCTTTGGTCTTATTTCTACGAACGGGAGAGGGTGCAAAGGCTCGCACTTCTTATATGCAGTTTTATAAACTCGAATTGAGTTCTTAGATAAATCCGTGAAAGCCCGTTGCGACCACTCGTTATATACTTCTTCAAAAGTTATCTTTTTTGCGTTTAGATCATAAGGATTTTTATTGTATTCCATTAAACACTCTAACGCTTCGGTTCGCTTCTCAAAAAAGCCAAGATATTTATATTTTTGTTTATACTGCATAACGCCGTCTTTTTCGCCTTTTGGTTCAAATCCTATTGTTATACGCGCTCCATAAGGTCTCCGCCGTTTTTCTCCTAAGTAGACCACACCGCCGTAATTATTAGGCAAGCGCAAATCTTTTCTTTTTCTCAATCTAAAAACTCCCTTAACTTTTTCTCATAAATTAAATAAGTATATTTGCCACTTGTTTTAATAGCCGAGCCAAAAGGCAACTCGCCTCGTTGAAGTCCAACCCTTAATGATTGTGGACTTATACCGAGTTGTTTTGCTACTTCACTAATAGTTATTTTTTTCAAAAATAAACACCTCCTTTCAAGTGTCTAAAACGTCTATTTGTCGAAAAAAGCAACAAATAAAATATTTAGTTTCAAAATGACACTATTTAAGCCGTGAGAAAAAATCTCACGAAATCACTCGCTTAAATCCAAATACAATCTCATTATTTCTTTATAAACGTTTGCTTTTTCTTGGTCGGATATTTCCTCGTCCTCAAAAACGAGTTTAGCCCGAGAAACTAAATCATAAACGTTCTTTTCTTTTTCCACACCGAAATAATCTAAACCAACACCAAGAATTGATGAGATTTTTTCAAGTTCTCGGAGCGACGGGGAACGTCTCCCGATTTCATAATTAGAAATAGTGCTCCGTTGCAAGTTTAATCTAATTGCTAAATCTTCTTGTGATAAGCCTCGCGTTTTTCGGAGGGTTTTAATTTTCTTTCCTAGATCACGCGTCACTTTGCAACACCCTTCTTTTTATTTGTTGCGGTATGTTTAAAAATGTTTTCATTATGCAACAATAAATAACGATTTCGTTATTAAGTATATCCAAAAAGACAAAGGAGGACAACCGCCGTATGAAAGAAAAAGCACTATTTGTAATAAACCTTATGATTGATAATTTCGACATTGTATTTACTCAAAAGGATAATTACACTAATTGCGCCTTACACGTCACAATCGGGAAGATTGGTCTAGCCTGCGAACTTGGTTTGATCACATTAGAAGAAGCCGATAAGTTGATTGATAAAATCTTTATTAAATACGCCAAGTTAGAAAAATATTAAAATTAACAAAAAAAGTAAAATATTTCTTGCAAATGGTAATAAATGGATTTAGAATATCCTCGTAGAAAACGAAGGAGCAAAAAGGTTATGACAAGAAAAGAAATTGCAAAAAAATTATATGAATTAAAAAAGAGTAATTTACCAAATGTTATAGGTCTTAATAGACCATTAACCGAAAAAGAGTTCGTTAATAGATACTTAAATGGTTGTGGAGGCGTGCAAGGTTTCTCGAAACCCGCACTCCAAAGCCTATTAGAAAGCGAATTAAAAAGGGCTTAATAAAGCCTTTTTCGTGTCAATATGAAACTTAAATTGAAAGGAGGTGGCAATATGAGAACACAACTTAAAGTATTAAGAGTTAAAAAAGGTTGGACGCAAAAAGACGTTGCCGAGAAAATCGGTATCACTGCACCAAACTACAACCTTTTAGAACAAGGAAAAAGATTTGGTCGTGCTTCAACTTGGGAGAAGATCAAAGAACTTTATCATTTAAAGGATAGTGAAATGTATTCTATCCAAAACGAAAAATAAGGAGGTCATTTATGGCTAGAAGGAGCAAGTCTATTGAGGTTAAATCTCATAGGCAAATTAAAAACCCAAAGGCGGGTTCTAATAAAACGCACCCAATTAAGGATAGAGCAATGCGTATGTCTTTTATTGGTTGGTTTACAAGCCGTTATGAGAACGCAAAAACCGAAAAGAAGCGAATTATATATGACCGCGATAGAATGGTCGTTTTAACGGCTCTTTATACGGCTTTCAGGGCTGAGGACTTATTGCAATTGCAAGTCTTCCAAGTGATGAAAGGGAAAGTCGATATAAAAGAAAATAAAACGGGTAAAAATCAATTCTTTACATTGCCAACCGAGTATGTTATGGAAATTAACTCTTATATTAGGCGCAATGAGTTACAAGAAAACGATTACTTGTTTAAATCTTCAAAGGCGGGAGTTATTGAGGCTATAACAAGACAAAGAATTGATCGCGTTATTCAGCAAGCAACCAAAGATACAAAAATCCCCTTTACAATCGGTATGCACGGACTAAGAAAGACTTTCGGTTATTGTTGCGTCGCCGAGTGGGGTTATTCAACCGAGGACGTTCGTATTTTCCTAAATCATTCTTCCTCGGCTACAACCGAACATTACATTGAGTGGTCTTATGATGATATAGACAAAATGAGATCACAAATTAGTTACTTTAAAAGATAGAAGGAGCAAAAAGAATTATTTATGGGATTAACATTAGAAAGTAAAGGTTCACCAATTGATTTAACAGGTGGATACGGAATGTTTATGAAAATTAGAACCCGTGTCGCTATGGCGTGGGACAAAGAGTTCGGAGAACATTACAAAACATTATCGAGTTGTTGGAGAGATGAAGATTTCAAAGAGTTTAATAAAAAGACGAATGAAATCTTAAAAGACGAACGTTTCAAAAACGAGGACAAAGATTTAGTCAAGTTTTTGTTTGCTAGTGATTGCGACGGAGAATGCAATTACAAAACGTGTAAAAAGATTTATGACTTAATCAAAGATATTAAGGACGATAAATTACAACTACGATACGCAATGGATAGCGATAATGATTGGGAAGATTTCAAACAATTATTAAAAGATTGTTACTCGCATAGAGCCAATTTAACTTGGTATTAATGTAATAAAAACGTGTCCCGTTTTACAAAAAAGTGTGTCGTGATTAAAAATCGCAAAACCACGCTTAATATAGATTATATCTATATTAGTCAAAAATAAAAAAGTTTCTACTTTATATGCTTTGTAAACAAAATAAAAGGAGCAATGAACCTTGACTATCGAAGATTTCTTCTTAAATGATTACAAGAAAATAAAGGAAACAAATATCGAGTTGGAGAAGAAATGTAAACTCCTCCAAATTGAAAATGATAAAAGCCGTCACCAATTAAAAGAAATCGTTTCATTTCTCAAATTAGGTCGTCCTTATGATACAGGTTCCGATTACGGGTTCTTCTTAATGACTTATTGGTTAAGCGGACAACCAAAGGAAAAGGCGACAAGATTACTTAAAAAATTAGGTGTCGATATAGAGCAAGCAAAGGAGCAAGAATAATATGACCGAGCAATTAGACATTTTTGAAACTTCATCATCATTAACACCGAGACAATGGGCGGTGTGGCGTTTGATCGAACACAATTCATTAGTAGAGCAAAGGAAGACAACTCAAAGAGAGATAGTCGATAAAATTAAAGGTTTTGTTTGGAATGAAGACGAAAAAGCGCACGACCATTGCTCGGCGATTTGGAGCGACATTAACGCCAATAATGAAAGTATGGAACACGATAAAATCATTATTTCTAAAAACTTCGAGTATTGGATTGGAAGCGAAAGAGAAACGAAAGAGTTTGTCGCTGGATTGTGGAAAGCCTTATCTCCACGACTTAAACGTTATTGGAGGTACTTACACAAGGTTGGTTTAGACGGACAAGGTAAATTGCTATCAAATCAAGGAGAGCCAATCGAAAAGGGTTCAACTGCAAAAGAGTTTCACGAAGTATTTAACAAGTACGATATAGAAATGCAAAAGGAGTTGTTATGAAGTTACACGAATTAAAAATTAAAGACCAATACGCTTACGACATTGTAAGGGGTGCAAAAACGTTTGAACTACGTAAGAACGATAGAGACTACCAAGAAGGATATCTTATTTCGTTTGAGGTAGTTGATAGTTGTAATAATTCAATATTACCCCAAGCCTATGTTATTGAGGGAAGGGTTTATAAAATTACTTATGTTTTAAAAGACGTTCCCGAATATGGCTTAGATAAAGATTATTGCATATTAGGAATTGAAAGGAGTTGTTATGACCCAAGAAGAATACGAAAAGGTTTGCAAAATAATTAAAGATCAACAACGACTTTATTTTTTCTATTATGGTTATCAAAAACAAATAATAGATGATCAAGGCGTTTTAAAGATAGAAGAAGAACTTAAAAAGTTAGTAAAGGAGTGATTATGAAAAATTATCACATAATGTTTAAAACATTAAGAAAGAAAGACCCAAAACAATTTTGTAATTGGTTGAGAAAGTGGCAATTTAACAAACGATATGTTATTGACCTATTAACTGATTGTGACGAGTTCGATTTAAAAGATAAATCTTTAACTTTATTAAAACTTTGTAAAAAGTATAGAGATTTAATTGAAGAACTAATCGAAGATGAATTAGCGTCTATGTAAGGAGTGGTTATGGAAAACAACCAAAAATTATTTATTTTCTTGATAATATTTGCTTTTGTCTTTATTTGTTTAATGGAGATTACCAACTACATTAAATTATGTCGTATTGAAAAAAAATACACAAAGAGTGTTAAAGTTATCCGCCACCGTATGGAAGTTGAAAAAACCATTAAATACTTTGAGGAAAAAGGTTGGCTTGTTGGAACTATAACAACAATTCCTACTAGCAAGGATTACATTGAAATAACATTTATTAAATAAAGGACTGATTAAGTGGATTACGCTTCGGTTTTAGAAAGCATAGTGCAAGCAACGTTAAATTATATTGTTGTAAGCACGATCACGAATAGTAACCAACAAAAGACCGTAACCGATATGAAAACCGATTTACGAACCACTAAAGAGGATTTAATGAGCGAAATTAAGGAGACCGAGCGAAATATCATAAGTCAATTAAAACTCGCTCAGCAAACCCTAAATGATAAAAATAATTGAATATATACTCGCTTCATTTGTTATTATCGGTGGTTTGGTTGTGTTATTTAGTTACAGGAGAAAGAAATAATGAGCGAATATTACAAAGGAAAATATTTAATCGCGCTTTATGATGAAGATGATCTCCCTTTTGTTGTCGCTGATAACATTATTGATTTAATGGAGCGTTTAGAAATACCCGTTAACAAAATTACTAAAAATCGTATGACTTCAAAAATAAGCCACGCGTTAGATCGTGATAATAGAAAAATACGATTTAAAAAGAAAACATTGTTTATTTATTGCATACCAATAAAAGACGTGTCGACGTGAAAATAAAATGTTGCGTATCGACACATTATGACTTATATTTAAGTAGAGCCTTGTTGTTAAGTGCGTTGATAACGAGTGCGAAATAACGAGGCTTTTAAGCCCCTTAATGAAAGACCTAACGCACCCTCCAATGACTTAGAGGCGGTCGAGTAATTGAGGGGCTTTTATTTACAACAAGAAGGAGCAATTATGGAAATGGCAGTTATGAGAGTTCACAAGACCGCAAACTACACGATTATGTCGAACTTCCACTTTAAAGAAAAGGAAATGTCCCTAAAGGCAAAAGGGCTTTTAAGCCTTATGTTAAGCCTTCCTGATGATTGGGATTACTCAATCAATGGACTTGCTACTTTATCTAAAGACGGCAAGGATAGTGTTATGGGAGCCTTACAGGAGTTAGAGAAGTTCGGTTACTTAATAAGAACTCGAAAAAGTGATGAAAAGGGACGCTTCAAAGGTTATGATTATGACATTTACGAGGAACCACAACCGAAAAAACCGACAACGGATAAGCCGTATACGGAAAATCCGAATACGGAAAAACCGACACAATTAAATACTAAAAGAATTAATGACGAAGGAATTAATAACCTTAATGATCAAGATAAAAAAGATAAATTAGATAAAAGAGCCGAGGGCTCCTCCTCCGATATAAATATCGGTAAAGCAAATCCATTTACAAAAGAATTGATTAAGGCACATTACATAGAGGAAGACAATATTTTCATAACTATGTACAATGCTTTATTTGTTGAACTTGTAGAAGAATACGACTTTGAGTTAGTAAGAACGTGTTTATGGTACTTTATTAAAAGGCTTGATAATGGAAAAGTCTATGATGAAAACGGAAATGAAGTTGAAAACAAATACGCTTACCTAAAAGCCTCTTTAACAAACGAAGTTGATAAATTGAAAAAAGGTCAAAATCTTTATGATCCATTTAGCGAAGAAGCAATCCAAGAAACGTTAGGATTGATTGAAAAATATAAGAAATAAGTGTCGTTTTGAAACCTTTTAAATAAATTGTTTTCAAAAAGTCTTGATTTTGTCGGGGGGGGGGTATACTAAAACTGCGAGTGTAGTTTATGTAAAACACCCCTATTCCATAGGTGGAGAAGCGTTGGAGCCACTCGCTCCACTTTTTATTTAAGGAGCAATTATGACTATTAAAAACCTTGATATAAATAAAATAAAACCTTATGAAAATAACCCGAGAATTAATGAAAATGCAGTTGATAAAGTAGTTAATTCAATTAAAGAGTTTGGCTTCCAAAACCCAATTATTGTTGATAAAGACAACGTAATTATTGCAGGACACACAAGATATAAGGCTTCGCAAAAACTCGGGTTAAAAGAAGTACCCGTTATTGTTGCGGAAAACTTAACCCAGGAGCAAGCCAAAGCATATCGTTTGGTGGATAATAAAACAAGTGAGTTTGCCGAGTGGGACGAAAACAAACTTAATGCTGAACTTTACGAACTTTTGAATAATTTTAAAATGGAGGATTTCGGCTTCGAGTTTGATGATATTAACCCCGACGAGTTCGGAACTGATTTCGATTTACCCGACGGGGATAAAAGCGACATAGAGCAAATGACTTTTACTTTACATAAGGAACAAGCCGAGTTTATTAGAAACGCCTTAGAATACGCTAAAAAGCACGATATGGCGTTAGATTATGACACAAACACTAATAGCAACGGAAATGCTTTATACGGGGTTGTTAAACAATGGGACGAGCAAAAGAAATAAACGTTAAAGTTATTCCTTCAAGTCTTGCAAACGACTTTGTTAAAAAACACCATTATTCGGGAAAAGTTGTTCCAAATAGCATTTTACATTTTGGGGCTTTTTACGATAACCAATTACACGGAGTTATGTCTTTCGGTTCAAGTACCGCAAAAAAACTTATGTTAGGGATTGTTAAAGGTACTAAATGGAATGAGTTTATTGAATTAAATAGAATGGCTTTTGATGACGTGCTCCCACGTAATAGCGAGAGCCGTTGTATATCGCTTGCAATCAAGATGATAAGGAAAAATGCTCCACAAATAAAATGGATCATATCCTTTGCGGACGGGTGCCAATGTGGAGACGGAACAATATATCGGGCAAGCAATTTTATATTAACAGGTATTAAAAAGAACGAGGGTTTAAGAATTAACCCAAGAACGGGCGAAGTAGAACATAGAATATCGGCTACTTTCCACCACGGCGAGCGCGACTTTAAAGATTGGAAGAAAGTCGAAGGTTTTATGTTTCGTTATATTTATTTTATTGACAAATCATATCGTGAAAAATTAAGCGTTCCCGAAATCCCTTTTAGTAAAATCCAAGAAATAGGCGCGGGAATGTATAAAGGAGAAAAAAGATAATAGCAAAAGTCGGAGACAAAATTAAAATTATCCATATGACGGGCGAAGACGGATACGAAGGTAAAATTGGAGAAGTTACAATGATTGACGGCTACGGACAACTTCACGGAACGTGGGGAGGTTGTGCGATCATTCCTCTTATAGATAAGTTTGAAATTGTAAAAAATTAGTGTGTTGGAGATTGCGATTTTAAGCGAATTATTTTTAGTTTTATGGGGGAGTATAAAGTTAATTGCAAATTACAAGGGTGTGTCTAAAAATTGCGAATAATTATAAATGCAGGTCACACTAAACTCGAAGGTGGAACGGGTGCAGTTGGATTTGTAAGCGAAAGCATAGAGACAAGGAAAATATCTTATGAGGTATTAAAGCAACTCGCGGACACCGACCACGAAGTAATCCCCGCGATCTTCGATAAGAGTTCAAACAATCTTAAACAAGCCGTTACTCTATCTAACGAGAATATAGCCGACTTATTCTTATCAATTCATTTGAACGCAGGAGGCGGACACGGAAGCGAGATTTACACTTGGAAGGGTAATCAAACCAACCGAGCGCGTAAAGTGTTAAATAATCTTGCTTCTCTTGGTTTTAAAGATAGAGGGATTAAAGACGGCTCAAAATTGTATGTGATCAAAAACACCAAGTGTGAAGCAATGTTAATCGAAGTTTATTTCCTTGACAACAAAAGCGATATTGACCTTTTTAATAAAAATGGCTACGAGGCAATAGCAAAAGCAATTGTAAATGGAATTAAATAAGAATATAATTTAAATAATCGTTCTCCCTAGCCTCTTAACAATGCTTAACACGGGAGCCAAAGAGAACCTTAAATGGTTGAAAGAGGGCAGTTCGCAAACCCTCTTTTAATTTAAAAAATAAAGTGTTATTATATTAACGTCATTATTGTGGGTTTTAATGTTTTTCTACTTATAATGGCTCCTGAAATTAAAAGACCTCTTCGGGGGTCTTTTTTTATTTGTGCGTGTTTACAAAAAAAGTAAAAAAAGTATTGCATTTGGTAATAAATGGATTTAGAATATTATCGTAGAAATACAAAGGAGAAAAGAAAAATGGTTGGATATTTAAGTAACGGAAAACGAATGACCGAAAGACAAAGAAGATTTGGTATTGAAATTATTAAATACAATCTTAATAAAGACGAGGCATACGCCGAAGTGATCAACTCAAAATCTCGTTTCGCTCATTATAGCGAGTTTGAGGAAGTGATTAAAGATTACTTCAAGGATTAAGGCTTAAAGCCCTCTTAAAACCGCCGAGGCACGTTCCAAGCCGTGATAAAGGTTGAGGAAGAAGGAGCAAGTATGACAAACGAACAAATTAACAAAAAATTATCCAAAATCCAAGAGGCATTTGATAACCTCCGCGAAGAAGTGGAAGCCGAGATCGAGGCAATTGAAGAAAAGCAATCCGCAATAGAGGAAAAAGCCTGCGACCACGACCGCGATATGACCGACCGCGAACAAGAACGTTATGACGAATTAGAAGAACGCAAGGACGCTCTCCAAGAGTTAATTGATAACGTTTTATACACCGATATTGAGGATAATTACCTCGAAGAACAATAAGGAGGTTAGTTAGTATGAAACTAAACAAAGACCAAATTGTGAGGCTTTACAATGTGATTGATTTCGACCGAGAAATAGAAAGCGTCGAATACGATCACTATAATTTCTTCATACAAACTGATAAAGGAGAAGAGGTGCATTATTTTTCTCCTTTAACAACTGATTTTATCCTTGAAGGAATTAAACTTGAAAGGGTTTAAAAATATGATAAGCAAAATATTAATGATCGTTTGCTTCGGTTGGCTTCTCAAACGCAATAGAAAGAAGATTATTAAAAGCATTAAGGAGTAATTATGAAATACATAAGAACTAAAGACGGAATTATAAAATATAGTGATTATTATTTTATTGATAATACTTGTGAGGAAAGTTTTAAATCTTGTAATGGTGTATATTATTTATCTCCAAAAGACATTATCAAGCAAGCCGACACAATAGACGAACTTATAAATCGTTATGTGATTGTAACTAAAACAAGAAATTATAGTTATAAAATCCTTACAAGGTACCAATTCGGCAATTTATCTCGTCTCAAACTTATCGAAGGAATTAAAGAAGGTAAAATTAAAGTCTTTGGTGCTATATGGACTGATAAAGGACTTACCTATGTAGCAAAAATGAATGAGAAAGGGGAATTAGAGTCGTTATGATTTTTGAAAATATGTGTAATTTAGAACGAGGTAATTTCTTCAAGTTGGATGAAGTAGCAAGAAACCATGTATTAAGACATTTTACAATGATAAATTGTATAAATATATTGAGCAACTTAGAACCAAAGCCAACAACATTATTTATAAACGGAAAAGAAGAAATTATTGATATGGTTGATTTATATAGACCACTTGTTAAACTTTCTTTTCAAAAGTATAAGGATAGCCCGAAACTAAATGAAAAAATTGAGTTAGTTAACATTGAATTAAATTATTACGATATAGTAACAATTATGAGAATTAATGAGGAGGCATTAAGTAAAAGATGAAAAGAACAATTAAAGAGGTTTATGACCTTATCAAAGAGAAACAATATAACTCACAAATGGGTTCAATTAAGGAAATGTTTAAAAAAGATAAACTTTTATGTTTAGGTCAAAGCCAAGCATACCAAGATATCTTATCTCTTATTGAAAGTAGCCACTTATTAGAAGAAGATAAACCTATTAAAGGTAGCGGGTTAGAGGCATTAGAAAGAATTGGCAAAGAAGATTTACACAGCGAAAGAGAAGATTATTGCTTTTTAAAAAATGTTTATGCAAATGAATATAACATCATTGAAACTGCACTTAAAGAGGGCGAAATAAACAAAGAAGCATTAAAGATATTAGCCTTAGTATTAGATTTGAACGCTCGCAATCGACTTGCTTTGTCCGACGCTTTGGAAAGTGGTTGGATAACCCAAGATCAATATAACTTGGTCGAGAACGCGCTGAAACAATGCAAGAATTAATTGAATTAGGATTAATTGTTTTAATAGCCTTAATAGGTATTATTATTTTGATAAGTGCGAGTAATTAAAACGTGTCGTATTTCATAAAAAAGTGTGTCGTGTTTTTAATAATAAAAATTACTGCTTATATTACATATAATATCGAAAATAAAAAGTTTCTAGTTGTTGCACTTTGTAAACATAATTAAATATAAAGATTAGATATGAAACAATCGGCAAAAAATAAAGGAGGCGTTGATATACGCTTCTTTTTTTAATGTTAATTTTTAGAAGTTATCGCTATATAATAAACTAGAGGTGTTTTAATGGCTGGTAGAAAATCAAAGTATGAAACCGCGGTTAAACCCTACTTGGACGATATTAATAAAAAGGTTCGGGAGGGTGTAATTGAAGAAGAGATCGCTAAAGCGTTAGGGATTTCGGTTGCAACTTTAAACAATTACAAAAACAAATATCCCGAGTTCAAAGAGGCTTTATCTAAAAACAAAGGTAAAGATATTCTCCAACAATTGATTAATGCAGGCGTTCAAAACGCTATTGGCTATTATAAAGATGAAGTTACCATAACCGAAAAAGACGGGGTTAAGGTCACAACCAAGTCGCGAAAATGGGTTCCTGCTAACGGAACATTAAATATATTTTATGTTAAAAACTTCGGTAAAGAAGAAGGGTTCGCGAATGATCCTTTAGATTATGAACTTAAAAAGGCAAAAGCCGAGTTAGACAAAGCCGAGTTTGATAACAAGAATTGGGATAATGACTTATAATTTTTAGAATTAATAGAGGAACAATAAGGGAGGTTTCCAAAATGCCTAAATATTACTTACTAGACGAAAACAAAAACCTAGTCGAAGGGTTCGACAAAGAGGGTTTTTTAGCATTATTGCAACAAGCAATAGACAACGGGGATTTAGAACATATTGATCCTGAAAGCGCGGTTGCTTCCAAAATAAGAAGCATACTAAACGGAACAACTCATAATATCGAGTTTGTTACCCAAGCACAATACAACCAATTAGAAGCACAGGGCGAGTTAGTCGAAAATACTTATTATTTTATTACGGACGACACAACCGCCGAAGATATCGAGGAACATATCGACCAAAACGACACAAGAGTTGAAGATTTAGAAAATAAAGTTAACGAGGGTGTTGTGAATAGTGCGAATATCTTGACTGGCTTAAAGAATAATAATCCTTTTATTGAAGTGGCTTTTGATGACAACGGATTTGATTTAAGCGAACACCCTTTAGAATATGGTAACGTTTACGAAATGTTCTATAGAGATACTTTGCCAACGACAACTCGCCACTTCGGTATTTTTACTTTTATATTCCAAGGAAGGTCGAGTTTTACTTGTGGAGGGGATTACTTCGTTATGATTGATATTCCCCAAAGGGGCGAAGCAAAAGGAACAAGTGCTAGAGTTTTTAATAACAATGGAAATAGTGTATCTTCAGGAACTCTTTACTATAGAAAGGTTCAATAAGGAGGGTTATACAATGGGTTATTATAACGGAAAAAAAGTTTTATCGGTTGCCTTCCCAATGGGGCGTTTAGGTGTTTTTGATAGCAACGAAAAACCATATGGAACATATTATCCAAAAAACGAAAACCTCGAAGGATATAATAAAGTTATTTTCAATTCAAAAGGCTTTGACAAACTATTCGTCGAGGGTTCAGGTTCTATTAAAGAATACGGAATTGATGAAGGCATAACAAATATTTGTGCTTACGCTTTTAGTGGTTTTACTGCTTTAGAAAAAGTGATTATTTATAATACTCAACAAGTAATTACTATTGATCCAAACGCATTTATTAATACACCAATAGAAACTAATGACGGAGATATTTACGTCCAAGATAATTTATTAAGTGCTTATCAAAACGCTTATCCTAATTGGTCTTTTAAAGCGTTTAGCACTTATGGAACTTGGGAAGTCCCTTATATCGAAGGAGAAACCTCAACAACTCTTACAAGCGAATATTTAACCGAGCAAATTAATAAATTGACTTCTTATTTACTTAAAGAAAGTATTACAAAAGTTATTATTCCTACTTACTTTACAAACGAAAGTGCGAATAGTGTTGTGTGGAGTTATGATTTTAGTGCTTTCGTAAATCTTAATAATAATATTTGGTATGGTGCTACACAATATGACTTTAGCACTTGGACTATTGAGGGAAGTGGCACATTAACAAGTGCCATTGTTGAAAGTTCTATAAATAGTATTTCAAGTGATAGGGTAAGTAGTATTACAAAGGTAGTTATTCCAAACTCATTTACAACTGCAGAAAATGGTGCATTAGACATAATTGATGAAAAACTAAGTAGCAATCTATCTTTAATAACTTATTCAAACTTTGGAACTGACATTTATTCGAAAATGAATGACGCAAGCAATAAGTTCATATATTGGGAATATAATTATGGTCAAAATGTTACATTAAGTCCCAAAGTATTAAACATACAAAAAATAAGATTTACAAACGCACATAGTGTTCGATATGGTTTTTTATCAGGAACTATTGGAATTGTTATTTTTGATAAAAATGTTAATACAAACCAATATGATGGAATAATAGGAAATAGAGCAGATGTTGCTATTTTTAATGGAAACACTATCCAAAGTGGCAGTATTCTATTAACGCAGTATACAATGAGTAAAGCATTTTTCCCAAATGCAACTACAATGAATGGTTCTCCGTTTGGCAGTGTTTACTATCATAGAGCACCAAAAAAATTATTTATGGGACAGGATAATTGTTCTTTAGGTGGAGTTCTTTCAGGAAATGTTAATTATTTAGAAAAGATTTATATTCCTGTGACAGGTTTGACAAATTATATGGTAGTTAATAACTGGTCAACTTATTCTGCAAAACAAGTAGGTGTTATAGACGGCGGTGAAATATACAAAACATACGATTATGATATGAACTACCCAAAACTCACCGGTATTGACACTGAATCCAACATTCAACTCTTAACACCTGCAGAAGATAGTTTATATCTTGCAAGTGATACGGGCAACTTATGGCAATATTCTGGCGGTGTATGGACTAACTTATTTAGTGGATATATTAATATTTGGTTTAGTGAAGAAGACTGTAATACAGCAATTGACGAAAACAATATGAATACAAGTGAGACATACTATGTAAAACTTTATAATAACGAAGAAAGTTTTAATATATCTAGTATCGACGTAAGCCACGATAAATTAGTCAAAATACTAAATGCGTTAGGCACTCCTTCTACAACTAAAACTCTTACAATGGGTGAACAAAAACTTGCTTTATTAAGCCAAAATGAAATTAATATTGCTTTAAATAAAAATTGGACTTTAGCATAAAGGAGGCTTATTAGTATATTTTTAATAGAGGAGGACGAAATATAATGAACTTTGATGAAAAGACAAGAAAATTATCAAGCAATAGTGGGTATATCCACCGATTAGATGATACTCTTTACACGGATCACGCAATTTACCTCGGGAAACTAGATAGTCCCGATAATTACGAAGAAGGTAACAAAGAGGATTACGACAAATGGGTTGAGAAACACACCGAGCCCGAACCAATTCCACCCGAAGAAGTTGAGGAATAATGCGACACTTTGACAACTTACCTCAATTCTACGGCTCTAAAGATTGGGAAGACTGCAAAGCACAGGTTCTATATTCAAGAATTAAAAAGGACGGCTCCGTCATTTGCGAGCATTGTGGAAAGCCGATTGTTAAATCCTTTAATAGCAAAGAAAACAATAATAAAGGAGCAATGGTCTTCCACCATAAAATATATCTAAACACGTTAAACGTTAATGACGCTTCCATAAGCATTAATCCTGATAATATATCTATACTGCACTGGAGTTGTCATAACGAAGTTCACGAAAGATTTATTGGACTTAATACAAGACCCGAAAAGAAAGTCTATATAATTACAGGGGCTCCTTTATCGGGGAAGACTTCGTTTGTAAGAGAGCGAATACAAAAGAATGATCTAGTATTAGATATAGATGATATATGGCAATTAGTATCGGGACAACCTAGATATACTAAACCAAATGCAGTAAAGCCGATCATATTTCAAATAAGAGACGACTACAAAGGAATGATTAGTCGTGGTGCTGGGACTTGGCGCAATGCTTATGTTATCGAAAGCCTACCTAGTCCAACGGATAGGAATAGAGAGGCGGATAGATATAGAGCGTTCAATGTTGAGATAATAACAATGGATACTAGCGAGGCGGAATGTCTTGAAAGGTTACATAACAATCCTAACGGGCGAAATGTCAGTGATTATGAGCGATATATAAAAGAATATTTCTCTAGATTTCAAGAATAGTCAGACATTTCACGAAACTTTTAGCGGTAAGACCCCCCGTTAAAAAAATTAGACGAGTGCAAGGGGGCACTGCGAGGGGGGAAGGTAAGAAAGGTACGCGACAATTTTTTGAAACTTTTTTGATAAAACGTCAATTGAGTTTAATTCGGTTGATAAAAAATTATAAAATTAGATCTTTGTTTAAATTACGTTATAGAAGGGGGAGGCACAATGTCGAGACTTGATGAATTGACAAAAACATTAAATGGAGTTGATCCAAACAAAAAAGAAATCATTTTGTCTTTGCTTAAAGACTTTGTTTTCCTCGAAGAACAAATTAACGACCTTAGAAAATATCCTCGTTATATAATCAATCCCGATAACCCACGCCAACAAAAGAAACTTCCCGTCCACGAAATGTTAAAAGATTATCAAGCGCAAAAGAACGACATTGCAACAAAGATATTAAGAACCTTTGACGGCGAAGAAGGGGAAGAAAGCGCACTCGCAAAAGCCCTATCGAGGTTTGCATAATGAAGCCTTATATTATTCAATACAAAGAAGCAATCGAGCGCGGTTGGATAGAAATAGAGGGCGTTAAAACACGTCTTGTTGTTGGCTGGAAAATCAAAAAAGTAATTGATATTCTTTGCTCCTATTTTGACGACGAGCGTTTTTATTTTGATCCGACTTATTGTTATAAAAAAATTAAGTTTATGGAAACGTTATGTTTACAGGGAAAAGCCCCGTTTTATAATGCGCCTCTTAAATTAATGTTATGGGAAAAAGCCTTTATGGAGGCGATTTATTCATTTAGAGAAAAAGCGACGGGACATTTACTTATTAATGAGGCTCTTTTAGAAGTAGCCCGTAAAAATGGCAAAACGACTTTTATTGCGGGAGATTGCAACGCCGATTTATTTATTGGTGAAGGTGGCGTTGATATATGTTGCACCTCAAATGATGATAACCAAGCGCGTTTAATTTGGGGCGAAGTGGCGGGTATGCGCCAAAGACTAGACGTTAAAGACGAGGTTACTTCGCAAAATCTAGTTGAAATTAGAAACAATGCTAAAAATATAAAAGTTATTCGTATGAGTTCCAAGACACAAAACAAGGACGGACGAAACTTTAAAAAAGCCTACTTGGACGAAGCCCACGATATGAAAGATAATGAGATCGCCGAGGCGTGTAAACGTTCAATGTCTACTCACGACGAGCATTTATTTATTACTATTTCGACAAATGGATTTCTTAATGATATGTATTTCGACCAACAATTAAATAAGGCGAATATGTGGTTAAATGGAGAAATGGACGATCCACATTATTTACCCTTCCTATTTGAAATGGACGACGAAAGCGAAATATGGTCGGGCGATAGGGACTTATGGCAAAAAGCAAATCCAAGCCTTATTTATGGCGTTAAGAAGTGGGCTTTTATAGAACAATCCATAATTGAGGCGCAAGTCTCCAAAGAAAGCCGTTTACACCTACTTTGCAAAGACTTTAATGTAAAAGTTTCTAACGGGCGAGCGTGGTTAAATATCGAAGAATATGATTACCCACAAGAGCCTTTTACATTAGAGGACTTTAGAGGCTCCGTTTGTCTTGGGGCGGTTGACTTATCCGACACGGGCGATTTAACGTGTTGTGAGGCACTTTTCTTTAAGCCAAATGACGATACAAAATATATTGTCGCTCAATTCTTTATTCCCGAAAGCAAACTTGAAGATAAAGACAATGGCGCAAAATATAAAGAGTGGTCGCATACAATAAACCCACATACGGGAGAACCTTATCTCACGATTATTAAGGGAAATCGAATAAATCAAAAAGCCGTCGCGGATTGGTTCCAACGTTTAAGGGATAAATATAGTATCGAGCCTTTAGTTATCGGTTACGATAGGTGGCACGCGGACGTATTTTTGTTATGGTGCGATAAAAAAACGGGGTATGGATTTTCCACAACCCCAATTGTTCAAAACCCTAACCAAATGTCTACACCTTCGAAAATGGTGGAACGTGATTTGGTCGCGAAAATGGTTAATTATGGAAATAATCCTATTTTGAAATACAATTTTTCAAATGCAAGTGCTAAAATAAAAGATGATAAAATTATGATCGAGAAAATTGACGGGCAATATTCACGCAAAATTGACGGGGTTATTACAATGATAATTCTATATGCAACGTTTGAAAAAAACGAGGCAACAATAGACGCTTATGTTAGGAGGTAAATATGGGTTGGTTAGATAAAGTATTCAGCAAAGGCAAACGACCAAAGAACGCTCAATTAAATATGAACGTTACAATGAATGGTTATCAACCGAACTTTACTGCCTTCGGTAATAACATTCTTTTAAGCGATATTGTTTACTCGGCGTTAAAAATGAAAGCGCGTTATTTCGGCACATTAAAGCCCGAATACATAAGAGAGACCGACAACGAAACAATCAAAGTTAAAGATAGTTCCGTTGCTAGACTTTTAAGAAGACCGAACGACTTTCAAACTCTTTATGATTTCTTAACACAAGCGTATTTTATGCGCGAGAAAAACGATAACTGCTTTATTTATCCAGATTATAGGATTGATGATAATAAACAAAAGATTTACACGGGAATGTATATCTTACTTCCTGCAAGCAGTCCAATTATTATGCAGGACGAAACGGGAAAATTATTTATAAGGTTTATGTTCCTTAATCCCGATAGAGAAGTTGTATTCCATTATGAAGATATTATCCATTGGAAACAAAATATTGAAGATGATCAATTTTCGGGGGGTGGACGTTTCGCTTCACAATCTAACGTAGACTTGCTTAATTCCTTACAAGCATATAGAACGGGACAAGAAGCCGTCGCCGAAGCCTCGAAACTTGGTTGCTTGATTGACGGAATTATTAAAGTTAATTCTTACGTTGCGGATAATGACAAAACTCAAAAAATCCGTGATGAGTTTATTAAGGATTTACGAACCAATAAAAGCGGTATCGGTGTGTTAGATAATGGAGCCGAATATATAAATATCCAAAGAACCTTAAAAGTTATGGATAGTGCGACATTAAAAGAAATTAAAGAAAATGTTGTATTGCATACAGGCGTAACAATTGATATGTTATCGGGCAAAATGACAAAGGAAGAACGCGAAACCTTTTACGAAAATCATATTAGACCCGCGGGAGTTAGTTTGGCGCAAGCAATGGAAAGAGTTTTCTTCTCTCAGTGGCAAATATCCCACGGCGACAAAATTGTTATTTATCCAACTGATATTGAATTAATGACAAGCGAAGAAAGATTTAAATATTGCGATATGCTCCTTAAAGCAGGCGCAATTACAATAAATGAAGCCCGTAGAATGTGCGGACTTCCACCTATTGAAGACGGAAATTATCGCCCAAGAGGTTATAACAACTTGGACGGACAACCTATAAACGAAGGAGGGGGAGAAAATGAACCAAAAGTTAACTAAAGAAATTAGATTAAATCCACAATTAATTAATGTGGAGCAACGAGCCGAGGGCGAAGATGAAAAAATGATTGTCGAGGGATACCCGATAGTCTTTGATAAAGAAGCCTTTATCGGTTGGGACGATTGGGGTTGGTTTGAAAAAGTAGACCGCCACGCGTTCGACAATGCCGATATGAGCGACGTTGTATTAAGATATAATCACAACGATTTAGGTTTTGTTATTTTAGCGAGAACCCGTAACGGATCGTTAAAACTAGACGTGGACGAAAAAGGTGTCTTTATGCACGCTGAACTTATCGACACGACTACAAATCGTGACATTTATAAAATGGTTAAGAGTGAACTTTTAACCGAAGGCAGTTTTGCTTTCACAGTCTCCGACGAAACCGAGGAGATTATAGACGGCAAATCACACCGCACAATTAAAGGCGTTGGAAAACTCTTTGACGTGAGTGTGTGTGATAATGGCGCATACGGGGATTTAACCGAGATTTACGCTAGATCGCGCGAATTGGTGGAGACCAAACGTGCCGAGTTGGAGAACTCGCAACAATCTAAAGTAAATATTTTAAGGTTAAGAAATAAAAACAAATTACTCATAGGAGGAAAAAAGTAATGGAGTTAAAAGCGTTTTTAGAACAACAAAAAGGTAAATGTGGAAAACGCCTCGACGAAATTAATAAAGAACTCGACGAACTCGCCAAAAAGAATGAAGACGAAAACTTAACCGAGGACGAGGCAAGAGAAATCGGAGATAGTATCGCCGAATTACAAGGCGAAAAAGCCGAACTCGAAGCCGAATTAAAAGAAGTTGAAGCGCAACTCGAAGCCTTAGAAAAAGGGGACGGGGAAGGAGACCCAAAACCCGAGGACGATCCAGCAAATCCTGAAAGAGCAAAGTTCCTAGTTTTTGAACAAAGAAATGGAGGTCAATTTAAAATGACTAAAGAAGAATTAGAAGCAAGAAAAACTCAAGCCGAAGAGTTAAGAAAAACAGGCAAATTACATATTGAAAAGCCACAATTAAGAGCCGTTACCATTGCTAGCGGTCAATTAGTGGTTCCAGCCGAAGCACACGGAATTGAAAACCCAGCCGAAGTTCCATATTCAACAATTCTTGATTTTGTCAAGGTCGAAGATATGACAGGCGCAGGTTACAACGCCGTCTCTTTAGTTGATGATTGGAGCGAAGCCAAAGCAACAAACGAAGGTGCTTCCATTGATGAAAG